CCTATACCTATACCTAATAAGGATAAATATGATCCTCAATTTGAACAGGCTTGGCAAGACTTATCTAAAAAAAGAGGTTCTAAATACAAAGCTCATGAAATATGGCTTAAATTATGGAGTAAAGGAATATTAAAAGAAACAGATTTTCCTATGCTAATCAGTAGCTATAATTCACAGATTAAAGAAATAGAAGATGCTAAATTTATACCTCATTTTAGTACATGGCTTTCTCAAAGAAGATGGGAAATATCCGAAGACCAAGACAAAGTTAGAGATATAATTGCTAGATTAGAGAAACTAGGATATGTTCATTATAGCACAGATGGAAATTTTGAAAGATTTAGTAAAGATGGTAAATACTATAAAATAGATAGGCTTGATGAAAAATATCAAATCCAAATAGAACAGTGAATTATAAACCTATAATTGTAAATAAAAAAAAATATTATTTTTACAGAATAGAATGGGTTGATATTTATGGATCTGCTGGACATAGTGATTTTGATAGTTTAAGTAAAATGAAACCAGCGAATAAAGTTACATATGCTTTTCTATTTAAAAAAGATAAAAAACATATTAGAACTTTTAGCACTTATGATCTTAATGAAGAAGAATTTTCAGATTGCAATGTATTTCCTGTAGGTGTAATAGTTTCATTAAAAAAAATTAATATATGAAAATTGAATTAATAAATTTAGATTCTTTAATTCCATTTGAAAATAATCCAAGAAAAGGTTTAAATGTAGATAAAGTAGCTGCATCTATAAAAGAATTTGGATTTCAACAACCAATAGTTATTAATAAAAATAAAATTATTTTAGCAGGTCATACAAGGTATTTTGCATCAAAAAAATTAAATCTAATTGAAGTACCATGTATAATTGCTGAATTAAATGAACTAAAACAAAAAGCATATAGAATTGCTGATAATAAGGTTGCACAAGATAATTATTGGGATTTTGATAAATTAGAATTAGAATTTAATAATCTTTTAGATAATAATTATGATTTAATTAATACTGGTTTTGATAAAGCTGAATTAGATAATTTAATAAATAAAACTATTAAAGATGAAAATAATTTAGATAATGAAATAACAGAAAAAAATTTAGAACCAGCAAACAAATGTCCAAGTTGTGGTTATGAATACGATTAAATGGAATTTAGCTGATTTACAAAAAATTACTAAAAATAATTTAAATGTATTTTCATGTTTTTGTTGTGGTGGTGGGTCCACTATGGGCTATAAATTAGCTGGTTATAATTCATTAGGTGGTAATGAAATAGATCCAAAAATGGCAGCTATTTATAAAACAAATCATAATCCAAAAATTTTTTATCAAAATGATATTAGAGATTTAATAGATAAAGAAATTAATAAAGAACTATATAATCTTGATATATTAGATGGTTCTCCACCTTGTTCAGTATTTAGTACAGCATCAACTAAAAGAGAAACTTTTTGGGGTAAAGAAAAAAAGTTTAGAGAAGGTCAAAAAAAACAAAGATTAGATGATTTATTTTTTCATTTTTTAGATTTTGCAAATAAAATACAACCAAAAATTATTATGGCCGAAAATGTTAAAGGTTTAATTATGTCTAAAGCTAAATATTATGCAAGAAGCATTATAGCTAAATATAAAGAAATAGGCTATCAAGTACAAATATTTTTACTTAATTCTAAATATATGCAAGTTCCACAATCTAGAGAAAGAGTATTTTTTATAGGTATAAGGAATGATATTGCTAAACAATTAAATAATAAAAAATTAAAATTACAGTTCAATAATAGAGTTATTACAACTAAAGAAGCTATTTCAGATCTACCTAATTCAAAAAAACAACTTAATAAATCAACTAAACAATATCAATTATGGGTTAATACTAAAGTAGGTAAAAATTTTTCAGAAGCAGCTAAAAAACTTTGGAACACAGGCTCATATTTTTCAAATTTTAAAATTCACCCTAATTTACCTGTAAATACTATTACTTCAGGTGGTTGTATATATCATTATGATATGCCTGTTAAATTATCATCTAAACAAATATCAAGATTACAAAGCTTTCCTGAAGATTACAACTTTGGCGGTATGGATTCTAAATATATATGTGGAATGTCAGTACCACCATTAATGATTAAAAATATAGCTATTGAATTAAAAAAACAAATATTTGATTGTTTAAATTAAAAATGTAAAAGTATTTAAAAAGGACAAAACTATGGCAAGACCAATTAAAAAAGTAGATACACAAGCTATACAAAAATTAGCACAAATGCACTGCACTTATGAAGAAATAGCTCAGTTTTTAGATGTTAGCACTAAGACATTACAAAGGAATTATGTCCACCTTATAAAAAAAGGTAGAGAGATGGGCAAAATAAGTTTAAGGCGAGCACAATTTGAGAAAGCTCTTGGTGGTTCAGTTCCTATGCAAATCTGGTTAGGAAAACAACATTTAGATCAAAGAGATAAAATAGAACAAACTAATTTTAATGAACCATTACCATTAGTAATTGAAGCGAAAGCAGAAAATGTCAAAGAAAAAGGGTAACTTATTTGGTGCAACTATTGAATATACTAAAACTCATAAAGGTACATCTATTGGAAAAAAACCAATAACATCTACTATGAATAAAAATAAAAGAAGACAAAATGGTAAAAGTAAATACAGAGGGCAAGGAAAATAAAATAATAGAACAACTTAGATGGGAATTGAATCTTGTAAAAAAACAAAGAGATGATTTACTTAAAAAATTAAAAAAAATAAATGATATTATAAATGCAAAAAAGACCTAATTTTTATCCTGATGGAACTTTTATTCCATACCAAATGCCAAACGATTTTAGACAATCACAAGGTAAAGAAGCTTGTGGTAATTGTGGTTTGTATTCTAACAGGCGATCATTCTGCGGAAAATTTATAACAGTAGGTGTTAAAGATAATTATACTTGCAATCAATGGCGACAAAGATACTTCAAAAGATAACAGAAGAATTAAACAAATTAGCAATTCTTTATAATAAAACTCAAGATAAAAAATACAAAAATCAATGGTATAAATTACTCGATAAATTAAAATATTTATGATATTAGCATTATATGGCTAAATATCGAGGAAAATCAGTTAAACTTAATAAACCTTTTAGAACTCCAAGTGCATCTAAAAAATTTGGAGTATATGTAAAAGATAATAAAACAAATAAAATTAAAATAGTACGTTTTGGCTATAAAGGTATGTCAATTAAAAAAAATATACCTGCTAGGCAAAAATCATTTATGGCTAGATTTAGGCCAATACTTGCAAATGTAAAAGGGCAAAAAAATTTAAGTCCAGCATATTGGGCAATTCAATCTTGGAAAAAAGGGTTTAAGTTATGATTGATAAAATTGCATTTGCTATATTTGGTTTCTTTGACAAACTAGGAGAATTTATAGATAGATTATTTCATAAAAAAAATTGTAAATGTTCTATTTGTAAAGGCAAAAAATGAGAGACACTAAAGTTTTAGAATCATTTAAAAAACACGCAGAAAAAAAACTGAAAGAAATGAATATTTTTAAACTTCTAAAGAAAGAAGTTAATGTTGGTGCAAATGGAACTCAAGATTATGTAATTAAAAAAGGTGTAAACAAAGGCAAGATAGCTAAATAATTTTATGATAAATACTATGAATTATTATTTTACAGGAACATTAATTATTTTATTTGTACTTCTTGCAATATTCGGAGGTCCACCTAGATGAAAATATCCGAAAATACACAAATTGGTTTACCATTAAGAAATTTAATAGGACTTATTTCTGCCATAGTTATTGGTGCTTGGTTTGCATTTGGTGTTATTGAAAGACTTAATAATTTAGAAACTAGAAATAAATTATTTGAACAAGATTTATTAGAAGCATCTACCCAAAAGCCTATAGATCAAGAGCAATTTATGTTGATTGAGGATTTATACAAAACAGTTGAAAAATTACAATCAACTCAAGAAATGAACATGACTAATAAAGTTAACATTGAGTTTCATACTAAACAGATAGAAAAATTATTATCTGATGTAGAAAAATTAAAAGATAAACAAAGAGAGTTTGCAAATGGAAACGGTCATTAGTAGTGTTGTTGCTCTTTGTATGTTTATTGCTGGAGAATTAAAAGAACACAGAATACAAGATAAAATGAGTGATTGCCTTAAAGGAAAACGTGAAGCTGAGAGAAATGCAAATTCTTCTATAGAATATAAATGTGGAAAAGTTGATGCAATATTAGAAGAAAATATTGATGGAAGTAAGTCAATAAAAAAGATAGTATCTAAAGAATGAAATTTATATTAGCCTTTACATTATGTTCATCAATTACAGGATTATGTAATACTACTATGATACACCCAGATAAATTTGATACTTGGTCAGAATGTGTTAAAGGTGGTGCTGAAGAAATTATAAGAGTTACAGAAAAATATGAAGTTAAATTCAATGAACAAAGATTGGTATTAAGTTATTTTTGTAATGAAAATCACCCTGACAAAACCCCAACATGAAGTTTCAACATCTGATAAAAGATTTAGAGTATTAGTATCTGGTCGTAGGTTCGGTAAAACATATTTATGTATTACTGAAATGATGAAGTATGCTTCAAGAGTAAAACAAAATATTTGGTATGTTGCACCTACATTTAAAATGGCTAGAGAAATCGTATGGTCTAAATTAAAAGAAGTTCTTCATAGTTTTAATTGGGTAGATACTGTAAATGAATCTAATCTACAAATAATAATTAAAAAAACAGGAAGTAAAATATCATTAAAGGGTTGTGAAAATTATGATGCACTTAGAGGTACAGGATTAGATTTTTTAATATTAGATGAATTTGCTGACATTGATGAAAAAGCATGGACAGAAGTATTAAGAGCATCTGTTGCAGATACTAAGGGAGATGTACTTATGTGTGGTTCTCCAAAAGGTTTTGGTAATTGGGCATATCGTATGTATTTAAAAGGTAAGGAAGATAAAGAATGGGATAGTTTTCAATTTACTACATTACAAGGTGGTATGGTTACAGAAGATGAAATTGAACAAGCTAAACAAGATATTGATATTAGAACATTTAGACAAGAATTTGAAGGTACTTTTGAGAATTATGCTGGTGCTGTTTATTATAATTTTCATGCTGTAGAAAATGTTAAAGAAAAAAAGATAGATTGGTCCAAACCATTACATATTGGTTTAGACTTTAACGTAGATCCTATGAGTGCATCTGTTGCTCAGATTGATAGAGATATTGTACATTTTGTTGACGAGATAGTAATTTATTCAAGTAATACTGACGAAATGGTAGAAGAAATTAGAAATAGATATGGCTCTAAACAAAAGATTTTTGTATATCCTGATCCAGCTTGTAGGCAAAGAAAGACATCAGCTGGTGGCAGAACAGATTTAACTATTCTGCAAAATGCTGGTTTCAATGTGAAATGTAAATTAAAACATAGTCCTATTCGAGATCGTATTAATGCTGTGAACTCAAGATTAAAATCTGCTGATGGCAAAAGATATATTTTTGTATCGCCATCTTGCAAAATTATGATAAAAGGTTTACAAAGACAAATATACAAGGAAAACACAAACATTCCAGATAAGGAAGAAGGTTTTGACCATATGAACGATTCAATAGGATATTTAATAGAAATAGTTAAACCACTAATAGCACAATCACAACCTTATAAACCTAGTAGATGGACGCATAAATAATGGCATACGAAAGAGACGAAGCATTAGAAACACATAAAGATTACAAAGAGAATGTTAATCTTTGGGAATACTACATTAGATCATTTAATGGTGGCTATGACTACATGGTTGGTCAATATCTTAACAGATATAATTTAGAATTAGATAACGAATT